CGGGCGGAAGGTGCGGGCGACGATCTCGCCCCAGGGACGGGCGGTCGTGGTCCGGCCCGGTTGCGCGTGGTGCGCGGCGATCTCGGGCTCGGCTTCGGCCCTGGCGGCGAGGAGCGCGGCGCGGACCTCGTCGAGGCCCGCGTCGGTTTCCAGAAAGCGCCCGGCCATTTGCGGCTGCCCGGCAAGGCGGCAGAGATCGATCACGGCGCGGGCATGGGCGATGGCCTCGGCGCGGATCGCGGTGGGATCGGGTGGTGGACCGCTTTCAGGCGGATCGTCTGCGGGCGACGCAGCGGTTTCCGGCGCGCTGGCGGTTTCTTTGTCGTCCTGCGCGCGATCCTCCTCGCTGTCCAACGGATCGCCGATTTCCTCCGGCGCATCGGCTTCGTCGGCCTTGACGTCGCCTTCCGACGCGGCCTCGATCGCCTCCACCAGAGCCGGCGGCGCGTTGCGGAACCTCTGCGTGTCGAAGCTGGCCGCGATCCGCATCGGCTCCGCCAGCCGGTCGGCGAAGCCGAGGGCCAGCGCCTCGGTCGCATCGAGCCAGGTTTCGGCGGCCATCAGGGCGGCAATCTCGTCGCCCGGCCGGCCGGATTTCGCGGCATAGCCTGCGGCGAGGCTGTCACCCACCTTGTCCAGCGCCTCGGCCATGGCGCGCATGTCGGCGGCCGTGCCCATCACCAGGCCGGCGGGGTCGTGGATCATCAGGAAGGCGTTCTCCGGCATGACGATCTCGTCGCCCGCCATCGCCACGTAGGACGCGGCCGAGGCGGCGATGCCGTCGATCCAGACGGTGACCGTGCCCGCGTGGCGCCTGATCGCGTTGTGGATCGCCACCGCGTCGAAGACCGATCCGCCCGGGCTGTTCAGCCGCAGGTCGATCGGCGTGCCCTCTGGCAGCGCGCCGAGCTCGGCCAGGAATCCCTTGGCCGAGACGCCATGGGCGCCGATCTCGTCATAGATCGCCACTTCCGCCCCGGTTCCCCGGGCGCGGATCGTGTACCATGTTTTCATCATGTCACTCCTGTTCGGATGTCCCGTCGCCGCCCGTGTCACGGCCCGCATCCGGCACCTGCGCCGGGGTCGCCCGCGCGCCCTGCGTCTCGCCCGGGCTGGTGCGGTAGCGCAGGCCGAGCGCCGCCACCCGCGCGGCGTCGGCCGCGTTCTCGCGGTCGATTTCCTCGACGTCGTAGCCCGTGGCTTCGACGACCTTGCGCCGCGAGGTGATCCCGGCCTCCATCGCCAGCACCTGCGCCTGGATATCCTTCAGTGGATCGACCCATTCCCAGCGCGGCGGGATCCACTGCACCGCGCGGTAGCGGCCAGACGATGTGGCATAGCCCGGCAGATCCAGCGCACCAGCCAGAACCGCCGTCTCCATCCACCGCGCCCAGACCGGGCGGCAGAGCTGATGCGCGATCACCCCGTGCTGGAGCTGTTCGACGCGGCGGCGGAACTCGACCAGCTCGGCCCTGAGGCTCGAATAGTTGGCCTGCCGAACGTCACCGGTCACCAGGTGATAGGGCAGCCCGACCGAGGCCGCGATCGACAAGAGCGTCCGGTACTGGAACGCCTCGTAGCCGCCGCCGACGTCCGCCGGCGACGAGAACGTCACGTCCTCCCCTGGCAGCAGCACCTGCATGGTGCCGGGCTCGAGGCTGGCGATGGCGGCGCCGTCGGGATCGGCCTCGGCCTCGCCCAGCATCGGCTCTTCCGGCGCGGTCTTGGTGATGAAGCCCGCGAACATCGCCGCGGTCTTCTTCCGGTCGAGCTCGGCATCGTCGTACTGGTCGAGCAGAAAGAGCCGCACCATCGCGGGCGCGATGTGGGGCAGGCCCCGGATCTGGCCCGCGTCGATCGGCCGATAGATGTGCAGCACGTTCGCGGCCGGAACGCGCACCGTCTCAGGCGTAGCCGTGCCCTGGTCGGTGCTGTCACCCGGATGGCGGCGGCGGAAGTGATAGGCCACGCGGCGCCCGATCCCGTCGAACTCGATCCCGCAGCGGATGCGGTTGCCGTTCGATGCGGTCTCCGTCTTCTCGAACGGCAGCATCTCCGACTGCAGGAGCTGCAGCTGCAGCGGCACCGCCAGCTTAGCCTGCCCCGGACTCGATCCGGGGTCCTCCGCGCGCCGGGGGCGCAGCCGCACGAAGCACTCGCCGGCCACGAACATCTCGCGCGCCACCATCGCCTGCAGGCCGTAGAAGTCGGTGAGACCGTCGGCATCGGCCTCGTCGGTCCAGGCGAGCCAGAGCCGCTGGACGCGGTCGCGGATCGGCCCATCCTCGATCAGCGACGAGGGCTTGATGCCGTCGCCGACGAGATTGGCGGCGAAGGCCTCGCAGGCATTGGCCGCGTAGCCGTTGGTGACGACGAGTTCGCGCGACCGCGCCAGCAGCCGCGGGCCACCCGAGGCGACCAGCGCGTTGATGTTCTCGAGCGGCGGGTTCCAGCCCCGGAGGCGGCGCCTGGCCATCGCGCCTTCGAGGCGGGCGCGCATCGCGGACGGACCGCCCGTGTTCCGGCGGCGAAACAGATCCAGAAGGCCCATCGCGTCACAGACCCTTCGCCGTCGTCACCCGGACCTGCCGCACGATCCGCCGACCTTCGGCCGCCGCGATCTCGCGGTCGAGCGCCTCGATGGCGCGGTCGATCTCGGCCACGCTGCGATAGTCCACCGTCTTGCCGTCGTAGCTGACCCGCGCCACGCCCGAGGACCGCTGCGCGGCCAGCGCCTCGCGGCGGGCGCGCAGTTCCGCAGGCGTGGACATGGGACTCACCTCATGTAGCTGGAGCGCACGGTCCGGCGCCGGGGTGCGGTTCGGGCCGGACGGGACGCTGCGTTCGCGGAGCCACCGTCCGTTCCGATCGCGGCAGACACGGCGAACTGCCCTTCCAGTTCGGCCCAACGCGCCTCCGCCCAGCGGTCCGCGCCCGCGATCCAGGCGGCGGCGCGAGCGTAGACGCGGGTGTCGAGCGCTTCGTTCCGCTCCCGCAGTTTCTGCCATTCGAGGCGGGCGAAGCCGCGTTTCGTGCGCACCGTCACCAGCTGCTCGGCGGTCAGCTGCTTCAGCCATTCGCCATCGGCCCAGTCCGGCAGATGGATCGTGCCGGGCGGGCATTTGGCGGCGTCGGCGTTCGGCGGACTTTCGCCGCCCCACCGGGGCGACGGTTCCGCCTCACCCTGCCGCAGGAACCGGTAGGTCTCGGCCTTGAAGGTCGAGGTCGCCACCGTCCAGAGCCGCGCGCCACGCCTGAGCCGCTTGCCCGCGATGGTGGCATCGACATAGGTCGGCCCGGTGACCGGGCTCGCCCGGTTGAAGCCCTCGACGCCCTTGACCGGCGCCACCTGCGCGAAGCCGACCTGACGCGACCAGGCATAGACGGCCGAGGTCTCGAAGCCGGTGTCGATCGCAAGCCGCGCCAGCGTCATGTGCTGGCCGGAGGCATGGGCCCATGTCCCGCCGAGCATGTTCGTGAGCTGCTGCCAGCAGGCCGGATCGCCGGGCCCGCCCTCGAGCACGAGGTGGTCGACGAGCCAGCTTTCCAGCCCGCGGCCCCAGGCCCAGACATCGACCTCGATCCGGTCCTTCTGCACGTCGGCCCCGGCGGTCAGGAACAGCCCGCCCGCCGGAACCGTGCCGGGCGGCCATGCCTCGCGGCGGTCCGCCAGCCGCTGCCAGTCGGGCGCTTCCCCGGTTTCGACCCAGGTTTCGCCGAGGATCGTGTTGCGGAACGCCTTGATCGCCTCGTCCGACCCCTGCGCCGCGTCCCATGCCCGCACGATCCGCTCCCAGCTCAGCCAGCCGATCGGCGAATAGAGCGCCGAGAGGTGATACCCGACCGTGGTCGGATCGGCGGCAACGGCGGTCGCCCGCCATTCGCCGCCCTCCAGCATCGCCGTCTTGTGGTGCTCGGCGATGGGCGTCTCGCAGCCCTCGCAGTGGTATTCCGCCGTCTCCGGGCGGCCCTTCTGCCAGCGCAGACGCTCGAACTTCAGCCATTGCGCGTGGCCGCAATGCGGACACGGCACGAAGAACCGGCGCTGGTCGCTGGCCTCGAACTCGCGCTCGA